ATCATCAAGGAGAGGGTTAATAGTATCTGTAACTCTAGTCCAAGTCAAAGGGTCATTAGGTTCGAATACAAATGTTTGGGTAGCTGCAAGTATTGTCTTTCTCAAAAGAATCATCATTCTTCTGACGTTAATTCTATCAAGGGCACTTGGAGCTCTTTGAGCAGTTCTTTGACCATAGATTACGATACCGTCAGGAACAAATTTAGAAATTGGATTAATAACGTTTCCCCCAGAGTAAAGAACTTGTCTATCTCCGGCATTTAGGATATATTGAACATCTAAAGGCTTAGTTAGGCGACCTCTAACAACTCCGGCAGGCGCAAACCAAGGGTCACTAACGCTATCAGTGTGGCACATAGTAGCTATGGCATAAACATCAGGAGTCACAAAAGAAGTTACCCCGTCAAAAGTGTTAAAGATTTGAAGCCAAGGGTAGTATATTGCAGCAAAAGAAGAATTAAGAGAATTTGTTCTCAGACTTCCTGTTCCATTGTGCCACGATACTGCTTCTTGTGGAGTTAAACTCTCAGGAGGATTTATTATTGCTAAAAAAGCCTCAGTGGATTCTGCTAAGGAGACTAAATCGTTATGAATTGTTTGATTACTTACTCCCGGGATACATGCCATAGAGATATTCAAAGAATCATCTTGAAGAGCGTAGATACCTGTTCTATTAGCTGAGTGAGCAGCTCCTGTGTAGGAACTTACCTGCTTGGATAAATCATCCCCATTAGTTCCTCCTGTAAGGCCAGTTTTAGTTCCTGTTTCTGAAGAGATAAGTTTAGGGAAGAAAGGGTTTCCGGAAGTGGCATCCCCTGCTCCATCCTGTAATGCTACTTCGCTAGTAAACAACTTGTCAAACCAGCCCGTGAAACCGCTTCTTGAATAAGTGCTTCCAGTAATAGCTGATCCCACAAATGAACCAAGTAACAAATCACTCTTAGTAGTATCCTCGTCACTAGTTAGAATATCTTGAATCCAACTATTGTTAGAGGAAGCTGTAGCTCCGTCCCAATTAAAATCGAAAGCTTCTAAAAAACTTCCGTCATTATAAGACGAGAAAAGTTGTCTTGGCCCTGCTTGGCTAGTAACGGATACTTGTGCTCCAGTTTGGTTCCCTGCAGCATCTGTGCTGGCATTAAAACCAGCCCCCTTGGTTAGTCCTGATATATCGAAAGCAAGCGCGGTGGCACTAATAAGAGTCCCGCTTGCAGTTACGCTACTTGCGAATCCTACGTCTTCTCCAGAGGTTCCTAGAGGTGTAAGAATATCAGAAACTCCATCAGAAGGGGTTAAAACAGTACCCGAAGAAATAGCACAATGGACTCTAGAAGAGATACCCGCCGCGAAACCAACAATAGCTGCGGAAGCAGTAGAATTCTCTAGGTCCTCCATAGTGAAAAAGGAGATATCAGATGTTACCCCGTCAGCAGCAGCTCTTAAATTTGTAAGGAAAGCTCCTGCGGTTGCTCCCCCTGCAAAAGTGAAATTAACAGGGTCTGATAATTTTTCGGTTCCTCCTGAATCAATGACTGAGCTTACCTGCATAGCGTAATTATCCTCTGGCGATGTAGGCGCAGCAACCCCTATTCCTGGGCATGATCCCATTCTTAATGAAGCGGTGGCTTGAGTAGCAGATCCGTCAGAAGGACGGATGTAGTACAGAGTGTTAGTTTTTTTTAATATTTCCAGAGCACCTAGAATAGTGTGTTCTCCGTCATTCACCTGATCTGGGCGACCAAAGGTATCGACTAATTGTTTCGCGCTAGTGATTAAAGTAGGCTTATCAATAGGTCCCTTAGACGCGTATCCGATTACGGCAGGAATTGTTGAGCTTATAGAAGGTGCATACTCAGAAAAATCCTGTTCTACAAAATAAACTCCGGGGCTAGTAAACGTAGGCATTTTTATTCCTCTTTATAGTATTACTTGTCATAATTTGCAATTGAAATGAACTGCATTCGAGCCATATTATGTGTCTGACATGTTATCCATGACTCCGGGATAACAATAGTTTGGGAGGGAGCTATAACTATTTCGTCAGATTTCCCGTTTTTGTTAACTAGCAACTTTTTGTGCTGTCTTGTTTTATTACGAATTTCCTTCATCATTTCTAGTAATTACTCGTTCCTAAATATATTTACTACTACCAAATCAATAAACTTATTGATTTTTGAAAGTAAATAATAGATTTTTAATAGCGAGGATCTGCCGAAACAGCGAAATCAGTTAGAAAAAGCTCCTGATTAAACTTTTCAATATGTCCTGTATTAGTAACTAGAAATCTTTCGGCGGGAATATAAGTTTCAATGGAGAAAACAAAGGATCTTTTTACCACTCTGTCTTGTCTATCTCCTAGAATAGTACTTACCGCTTCTTGTCTGTCTGTTACAAAAGCTTGCGCTTGACTATCAAAACTAACAGGAATTTTCAGAGAAGGGTTAAATTTTAACTCTATCTTCTCTGCTAATTGATTTAAATCTTCGATAAATTTACTGTATAAATTAAATTGATAATTGAGTTTAACGGGTTTAGGTAGTAAAGAAACTACCCTTTTATGCCGTTGCTCATTTTTATCAAATATAGTTTCAAAATTAATAAGAGGCTCATATTTTTGTCTTTCTGCTCCTTCTGCAAAGGAGTGTATTGTTAAAGAGGCCAGAGGAAGAATTAAAGATAATTTTTCATTTCTCTTTCCTACGGCTCTCTCTGGAGAGCCGTAAATAGTTGTTACTTCAACTATTTTGCTTTCAGCATTAATATATCTTAAACCAGAAAACATACTCAATAATTGAGACGTGTATTCTCTAGTAAAATCAGATTTGTACCCGGAATCTCTAAGTTCCTTTACAATATTCCTAAAGTAAACAGAAGGTGGTCTTTTATCGTGGGGACCTATCGACGAAGTTTCTATATTGCTCATTTTATATGACCGGGTCTTCTCCCAATCCGCTATTAAGGAATCCGCCTGAACCACCTTCCCCTGTGCCTAGAAATCCTCCTTGATCATCTTTTAAAATAAGAGCTTTAGTAATGGGAAGTATAGGAATTGTTATTCTCATCCAATCGTGATTTTGAGTTGTAGTCAAAGCTCCTCTATTCAGAAATAAAGTTTCTGCTCTTTGGTCAATAGTATTTACTATATCTGAAGAGTCAGGATGTTCCTTTATTACCACATCAAAATTATGTAAATACATACCGGGTCTGAAAACTCCTTCTTTTACCAGATCAGCAGGGCCCATAGTTTGCCTAAACCACGGATAAGCTTCTACAATGACTGACAATCTATGATTTGCTAATAAAGGATAGAATTCAACTCCCATATGAAATAAATAAGAATTAAGCTCTTTGGCTTTCTCTGGGATGGGTTGTGTAATGTATCCGTTTGTTATAAAAATAGATCTCTCATCCCCTAAGAGAGTTGTATATTTATCCCATAGAGATACTCCTAACATAAAAGGAGCATTTCCTGAAGCATGCAAAAGGACTTCGACCGGACCACATAAAATAGAAGATCCTGCTAAAGTACCCGACTCATACTCTGCAGAAGTACTTGCTATAAGCCCACTTGCTGTTAACTGCGTAGGACCAAAATTATATGTGACAAAACCAGGGTTGTTTAAATCAGGAGTGTTTGCATTTTTTGCAATATCATAATATGCTGATACATCGAAACCAGAAGAAACACTATGATTAATAAAGTAATCTGTTTCTCCTCCGGAAGCAGGGAATGCAGTGGCTAATCTAGAAGTTCCAGAACAAAAATAAACAGAGGAGGTACTTTCTCCTGTAGTAATTCCACTAGAAGTAAAGAGTATTCGTTGGTCTGCTTGTATAGATTCCGGTTCAAGTCCAATGTATTTCCATTTCCACCCCGGATCCAGCTTTAAACTTCCAAAAAGAGCTGAACTTAAATCGTTAGGAAAAACAACATTAGGTTTTACTTTAGCAAGAATAGTATTTTTTTCTAAACTATAAGTTGCAAACCAAGGAGGATAAT